AACAGCCCCGCCAAGCATTGTCGCTTCATTAACAAGTGCTTGATCTGCGGCAAAAACACCTTTTTTAACTGCGCCAGCAACTTGTTGCGTAGCAGGGCCAGCCAAAGGCGCAAAGCCAGCCAACTCAGGAACACCAACAGGCGGCAATTTGCTTGCTTCAAACGCTTTTTGTAAGCCTTGAATGTACTCTTGACCTTTTTCTGTACGTGGTTGATAAGTCATCTGACCCATCAGGTTTGCAGCTTGTTCTTCACCAGCCTTTACGCCTTCTTTTGTGCCAAACTTGCCAGAACGAGCCGCTGCAATAACTCCTGTAACAGCCGCCAATGGAGCCGCAACAGCACCAGTTAAGGTAGTTAGCCCAACTTCGCCAGCGCCTTGCAATTGTTGGCGCATTTCAAAGCCTTTTTTAATTGCTTCTCCAACAATGCTGCCTGATTGTTTTTTTAATTCAGCAGGGGTTGCCGCAGGGGTAGATTCCCACAAATCAGCAATAGTTGAGCCTTGTGGCTGTTGTGGCGCGGCTTGTTCATTTATAACAATACCGTCTTTGTAGGTACTAAATGATTTTTGTTTAGGCGTAATGTCAGAAGCGCCGCCTTTAGGCTTCACTTCTGGTTCACCCCAAAGTTCAGCGACTGTTGCCATTATTGTGTCAATCCCATTTGTTTGAGCAATTTCACACGGTTACCAAAGTCAGCAATCTCAGCCTTGGACATTCTGGCTTTCATTCTAGCCACATCTTCTGCTGTTGCTTCTTGGAACAAGCGCGGGTCAGCCACTTGATTAAACACATTAAGTTTTTCTTGATACTTAGCAGAATCTTGAGCAACAGGAGACAAGAACGCAGCCTTGGCTTGGTTCATCTTCTCAATGCCGATCATCTGATTTGAGATTTCCTTGATGGCGCGTTCATTTAGTTTCTTGCTTGGGTTGGCAATTTCAGCCAAAGCCCTTGCTGCATCAGTATTGCCACCAGCAATTGCCAGCAATGCAGAGTTTTTAGCCAATTCTTCTGTTGACACTTTTTCGGCTTCAAAGGCAGAAATGCCAACAGCATTAAGAATACCAGCCGCCAATTCTTTACGAGAGCCACCAGTTCCAGTAAACGCATCAGGAGCAAACTTCTTGATGTTCTGGAAAATAGCAATTCTTGGCTGCGCGTCTGTTGCGGCTTTTTGGGTTTTTGCCCAATCTTCACTAATCACAACGTTTGCAGCAGCGGCAGTTGGAGACAAAGCAGTTGGCAATCGTGGCTTGTTTTGCATTTGTTGGCTTTGTGGGCCAACTATGTAACGAGTGCCAGGCGGCAAACCAGTTCCATCGCCTTCAACGGCAACAGCCTCTGTGGTTGGTGGTAATTGAGTTTCAATGCCAAGACCTTGTGGAGTGCCAGGCGTAACACCAGTAAGCATTTTGTTGCCCATCTGAACTGGAATAACTTGATTGCCAGTGTTAAGAGCTTGAGCAGCAGGAAATTGAGCGCCCAATTTAGCCTCAGCAGACATTTCGCCTTGCGTCATGTTTGCAAGCTGTTGACGAACTGCTTTAGGGTTTGTCCTAGCTAACTCAATCATCTGTGCTGTTGTTCCATCAGGATGCGTTGGAACGCCAATTGATGTAAGGAACGATTGACTTGCTTCTAGCTTTTTAATCATTGCATCGCTATTGCCAGCAACAAAATCAGGGTCATTGGTAAAGCCACCAAAAACACCACGCGCTTTTTCAGCATAGCTTTTGTTCAAATCAAATTTTGACTTTTCAGCGCCAGTTTGTGCTGTGCTTACATCTGCTGTAGCTTTTTGAACCGCCAATGGATTCATTTTTTGCGCTTGTTCAACTTCCATTTGTGCTTTTTGAAGCTGCAAAGGATTTAGCTGTTGCGTTTGTTGGTATTGTTGTGCAACGTTAGCCATGTTGAGCATTTCGCTCAAACTCATGCCTTGTGGTGGCTTTACGCCCAACGCAACTGGTGTGAAATCAGCCATGATTGTTCCTTATGTACGCAATCCAAGTCCACCAGTGCTTTGACCTGACGTTAGATCATAGTTAGCACCGCTGGAATAATTTGTAGTTGGCGATGTAGCTGTTGTTTGCGGCTTTAGCAATTGGCTTAAATAATATTGATTACCTAAACCTTGAGCAGCACCGCCAATAGCATTTGCAGCGCCCACAGTTCCAGCCGCTTGTGCAGAGCCTATGTTGCCAATTGCTTGTCCAATGTTAGCGCCAGCGGCTGTCCCTGCTACGCCTGTTTGACCAAGTGAAGTCTGACCTAAACCAGCAATTGATGCCAAAGTGTTATAGATGTTGCCACGTTGGGTTTGGAAACGATTAAACGCATTGCCGTATTCTTGGCTTGCTTGCCCTTGTGTGTAGTCTTGCAGACCAGCCAAAACATTACCGCCAATAGCGCCACCAGCTTGGTTGGCTTGTCGTTGGGCTTGTTCTTGGCCCATTTTCAAACGGAACGCAAAGCCAGGGTCAACGCCTTCAGCAAAATCTTGAGGCGTAAACTGCTTGGTTAAATAACCAGAGCCTGTACCAGTTCCAATTGGGTTGCCTTCAGCGTCATACATTCCGTATGTTCCAGAACCTAAAGCGCCAATTTGTGAAAGAGCCTGACCACCAGCAGCGCGATAACCCGCCTGTTGCTGATTTTGTTTGTCAAACATGGCTTTTTGCACAGCCATAGATTCGCGTTGTGATGCGGCTTGAGTATCTGCGGCATTTTCAGCGGCATTAGCACCAAGTAAACCAGCGCCGATTGTTGCGGCGGCAATCCATCCCATAGGCATAATTATTTCTCCTTAATTAGGATTTCATCAACTTTAGAAACATCTGTTTCATCCGTTGCATGAACACAAAACCACGCCGCATCTTCCAATGCTTCAATCATGTGGTGAATTCCAGCCTTGATTTCTATGCAAGCTGGCGCTGTAAATTCTTTAACAAAATCATCAGTTTTAACAATGACTTTGCCTTTTGACAATATGCTTAGATGCGAATACTTGTGTGCATGACTGCCAGCAACATAGCCTTTTGGAATGTGCATTTCTTTAGCATAAAGCCCATCAGAAAAATGATGAACAGTGCCTAAATCACACTCAAAAGTGCCTTCTTTTTGTGCAAAAATTTCTGCGGTGTTCATATTAAGGATTGTAATATGGAACCTTAAAAGGTTGGCCATTTACTGTGATGTTTATAAACCCAACAGGATTAGCAGGCAGCGTGGCAGAACCCGCCGTTGCATCTGTTGCTGACGTAAAATTGATAATGTTCAAAAAGAACTGTTGCCATGCCCGTGTTGGGCGTTTGGTAGCCCCATCCAAAAACTCGCTCTGTGGATAAGGGTTTAGTTGAGATGAGCTGTAAAGACCGTTAGACATTAGTTATCTGCCCCGCTTGCTTTAAGGTTTGCAGACACAATCACAGCCTTTACAGGGTCTGTAATCGCCACTTCAAAGATTCGGTCACGCGCCATGCCCAATCTGCGCCAAATGGCACGATTCTTGTAGCGGCCTTGTAAACCAATGCCTACCCAATATTCTTTTGACCACGTTGAGCCGCCATCATTTGACCAGCGCAACATGGCTTGCGGGTTTGTACCAGCGCCACCACCAGCCGTTGCAGATGAACCAGCCACAGCAATTCCAGCAATGGCAATCCCTGCAATAGCAGACGAATTGCTTGAACTGACAATACCAGACAAACCCACGCCAGGCTGGAATTGAATCTGTAACTCATCAAAGTATTGGCGTTGCAGATCAGCCACCAAATGTGGGCAGCGGCGCAATCTACGAATCTCACCGCCATCGTCTGTGTAATTTTCTGTGTCTAACAAATAAATCTTGCCGTTCTGCCAATCGCCAACGTAAACATTACCGTTGAAAGAAGCAGAACAATTAGAACGGTGACGATGGTAAATGTTGTCTGAATCTACCCAAAGCCATTTGTGCCACATTGTTGTTGATGTGTCGTAAGCCCATGTAAGATCAATACTTGGGAACGAAATCACATAAATTTCATGGCCTTCAAGCTGGTATGTGTAAGCAACAGCATCATCAATTGTTTGATTTAACAAACTGTTTTCTACTGCGTGAGTAGAGATGCGAGTTGGCGTGTAACCGTTCATTTGAACAATCATGCCTTGGCCACGGTTATTCTTTGACAAATAAGCAAACGAATTGCCTAAACGAGCCATTGAGTATTGAGCCGCAATGCCGTGTTGGGTTGAAGTGCCAGGGATACGTTGGAATGGGAACGGAAACGCACCCACATCAGTCCAAACTTCTGACGATTCAGCCCCCAACAAATAGATTTCACGGTGGTCAACAATCAGCGAAACCAAAAAGTCAGGCGCACCGTCTTTGCTGGCAAAACTTAAACCAGAACTAATTGGCGACAAAAGGTTTGTAGCGCCAAATTGTTGTGAGTTTGGCCTGTTGTAAACAAAATAATTGTCCACAATGTCAACTGTATTGCCACCGCTAAAAGCACCGTCTGTGGATGGCATTTGGCTAAAGTTGAGCAAATACATGGTGACTGAAGCCACATATTGAGCTGAACTGACCGTGTATGTGCCAACTCCACCTGTGCCAGTACCAAGTGCAGTAATGATCGTTCCTGACGTTATGCCAACGCCTTGCACCGTTTGACCTAGGTAAGCAACACCGTTAGCCACAGCAGAAATGGTCATTGTGGTGTTAGCCACAGCATAAGTTAAACCAGTTGGAGTTCCAATTGTGGTTGTAACGCCAGAACCAGTTGGCGTTGTTGACAACGTAAATGTCGTTGTGCCGTTAGTGGCAATGATGTAATAGGTCGTTGGGTTGGTGTAGCCAGTAATTGAGCCTGTGCCGCCAAATGTGCCGCTAATTGTTAGTGCTTGCCCAACAACCAAAGTCTGTGTTGCAGCAGTACAAGAAAATTGCCCCGCTAATCCAGTAATTGCTACACCGCTTAAGGTTTGACCAATAGAGGCTGTAACGGCAGCGCCAGACTGAACACCGTTCATTGTTTGGCTAATCACCGTTTGTGATTGATTGACCGTGTAAGTGCCTGTGCCGCCTGTGCCTGTACCTAAAGCCGTAATAATCGTGTTTGGCAGCATACCAACACCAAAAATCTGTTGACCAATACGAATAGCGCCAGATTGAACAGATGAAACGGTTAACGTAGTGCTTGAAATTGAAGCAACAAAGTTTGTCACTGGCAAGCTGTTAATGCGCCATGTGTAACGATAAGAACCGTCAACAATGTAAACGTTTATGCCATTATCAGAAATACCGACACGGCCTGACGTAGAGTTTAAGAACCCAAGCAGGAAAAAAGAACCTGTTGAGTTAATTGCATAAACATACGGGCCTGAAACCGCAATCATCAACTGACCGCCAGAAATGGTACGCATACCGCGCACTTCTTGCTGTGGTGGCAATTGCACAAACTGCGTAAGACCTGGCGTTGGATAAAGCGCAACAATGCCACGCTCTCCCGCTTGTTTTAACGGGTCAATTTCTCCAAAGAAATTTATTAGCTCTTGTGCATCTTGGTAAATGGATGGAGCTTCATAACTTGGCCCGATAAAACCAAAGTCTGCCATATTTACTCGTACAAGATGTTAATAGAACCAGCGTCAAAGGTGTCTGTGCCGTTTACTGTGGTGATGCGTACACGGTCTAAAGTGCCGCCAAGCGCAATGCCGCCTGCTGTAAATCGTGTTCTTGACCCTGTGGCTCCGCTATACGTTGAGCCAGTACCTTCCCAAATATTTGAGCCTAAAGTTGAAACAACAACTTGCCCATAACTTACATCTGTCGCGACTGAATCAGACCCTAAAACAAAACCGCTTGTTGCTGTTGCGCCAGCAATTGCTGAAGTTGACAGTTGTGTCCCCATACAAGAATAACCACTTGTTGTTACAGAACCCGCGCCAAGTTGGATTTGGACAATAGAAGTTCCACTTGTACTCACACCACTAAACATCACAGTAATTCGTTTTACCCAAGAAGGGATAGACGTAAAGTCAATGCTTGTGCCAGAAGTGCTTGCTACGGCTGTGCCTAAAGTGATGCCAAGAACAGCACCTGAGTTGACTGTGACCCCTGCGGAGCCGTTGATTACTACACTCATGGTTGCTCCTTTTTAAGCCATTCTTCAAACTTGGCTTGTTTTGCTTCTTCTGCGGCTACTTTAGCCAGACGAGCAGTTTCTTCAACTTGCCACGCAGCGTATTGCACAGCAGCAGCTTCTTGCTCTGCTTGTGTCAACGGGACTACTGTTGTCTCGCCAGTAGCTACGTTTACTTCTATGCGGTTCATGCTGACAATGCACGAAGCTGTGCAGTAGTTGTGCAAGCATCAACCAAGCCTGTAATGTCACGCAGACGGGTCTTTTCAGCCACGATTGCAGCAGTATCGGCGCCTGTCTCTTGAGCGCGTTGGAACAACACATCTTGTGCAGCCAACAAAGGTTCACGTTCAGCGCGTAGGCGCGTGCGCGTAAGTTCTTTGGCCTTGTCCAAGTTGACTGTGACAACACCGTTAGCCAACTCCCAAGCGTTGAAAAAGTCATTGTCTGCTTGAGGCAGTTCAGAATCTTGAACGATGATTGAAGTTGATGGGGTGTCTTTAGCCTTAACAGCGTGAATGTCTAGTTCACCTGTGGGAGTGCAGACTGATACGCCGCCGTTGTCGTTTGTGAAGATGATTACTTGTGCCATGATTGTGATTCCTTAGTTACCGAAGACAGAAACATAAACATAATCACTATCTAAAAGTGACGATGTTACAGAAAGATGTGAAACTACCAAAATACGAACTGCGGAAGTTGTTTGTGCAGTTGATTCAGACTGAGTTACAACAGTAAAAGACTGTCCAGAAACGCGCCTCGCTGTACCTGCAATTGCATAGTTTGCGTCAGACAGAGCTGAAGTGAAATTTAACGTATAGTCTGCCGTACTATTCTTAGTAATTGAGCTTACGTTGTAATTTGCACGTGGTGTTATAGGGCCAGATAGCGTTCCGTTAAAGTTACACCAAGCCAAAGCATTGGTGGTCACGCCGTTTGATTGCACCTTGACGATGCCTGAGCCATCAGCGGTCTGGACTAAGCCGTTTGAGGGGGATGCGTTGATTATTACTGGCATGGTGTGTCCTTAGCGGAAAATTGCGACAGATACATATTTAATATCAACAGCTAAACCAGACCTGTCAACAATAGTAATTCCAACTGCTGAAGTTGTTGGGGCAAGTTCATTCTGGTTGTTTCCGCTAATGGTCGATGCAATATTAACCATTCCTCCATTATTATTGCCAAACGAGGTTGGGGATACGGACACAACACTAGAATAATTTGCGTCAGGCATCGCAGTTTTGAAGTTTACTGTGTACCCTCCAGTGCCTTGGTCTGTAATGCTAGACACATTAAAACTGCCGCGAATAGCAACAGTACCTGTACCGTTGAAGTTCACCCAAGCACGACACAGCGTACCCGTCTGAGTACCGCTACCATCATTGAACTGAGGAGGTGTACCAGTGATGCTTGATTGCACCACATCTGTTAAAACTGAGCCGTATGGCATATTATTTCCTTAAAGAATTACCCAATTGCTACCGCTTGGGACAGTTACGGTTACACCGCTGTTAATTGTGATAGGGCCAACACTGCTGGCGCTACGGCCTGCGGTAATACTGTAATTAGCAGTAATTGTCATGTTGTTTTCAAACAAACAATTATTTGCACCCATGTAAGCCGCAGTTGTTTGCGTTGTGCCATCTGTAAACTTCAAACCAGTTGGCAAAACCAATTTAGCAATAGTGACGTTTTGACTTGCATCAATGTTGACTGCGTTTAAGCCGCCAGTTTGCAAAGCCAAAGTAGAACCATTCAATATTCCACTAAGTGAAGTTCCGTTATAGGTATAGGCGTTAACGTCATTGAGCCATGAAGCAACAATAACCGTCTGGTTGTCAATAAACGTGGTCGATGCCATGTTAGTTCCTTAAATAAAGCCGCCGCTGAGAATCCAGCCAGCATCTTTTGATTTGCCGACTAAAAGCGCATCGGGATAACGAGCCACTTGAAGGGGTGACATATTGGTACGCTTTAGCGTGGCCTTTGCTTGCGAGGCATAAGCGTTAATCATTTGAATCTGTGTGGTAGAAACTTTGCCATACATAGGCATTAAGCGTTCAGCAAGACACCAGCGCAAGCACATTGAGTAGCCTTGTGGCAAAACAACATCTTCATACAACGAGCCATAGCGCGTAAACAAAGTGTTTGCAAACAAGTGCATTTCACCTTGTGATGGATTAGGCCAAACAAACAAGTTGCCTGATTCTTCATTAGGGTTGTAATAAACAGCTTTAGGCCAAGGGCCGTTTAGCGTTTTAAGACCAATCATTTGATAGTCTTGCAAAGCCAAAACAGAAACTGGATAGTCCAACCCGCCGCCCGTAATTGGCTGGCCATTTGCCGTAGTGTTTACCCTAACAAATGCTGAATCAATGTTCAGCGGCTTTTGGTAGTTTGCCGTGATAGTTGTGGCTGCTACGGCTTGTGGAATGTTTACCCGATATGTACCCGCCTCAAGAACGTTGCCGCCAGCGCCTGTAATTCCACGAATAATGCGTGTGCCAGTTACTATGCCAGAGCCACTCAAAATCTGACCCTGAACCACAGCGCCTGAATTAACAGTTGTGACAGTCAGAATGTCGCCAACAATTGAGCCTTGAAACGATGCGCCAATAAAGTTAGTCGTTTGCGGATATGGGCCAAGGCTGTACTGAACTTGTCCAGCTATCACAGGGAAAATAATCTCTGTGACGTTGAAAACCATCATGTTCTCGTTTGACCATTGGTCAACCAAGTCGTTCATCATGTCAAAAGCGTCTTGGGCGGCATCAGGCGTAGGTATTTCACCAGCTTCTAATGCGCCAATGTCTTTTAATGCCCTGCTGATAATGTCGATTGGCTTTGTCATTTCATATCCAATGTGAACACTTGTGGAACCCAGGGCGGCAAGACCTTTTGCGTCTTCAATGCTTCAAGCTGTTCCGTTAGGCATGATTCTATGATATTTTTGCCGTATTGAACAGCCTCTTGTTGAATCCATCCCGCAACCACTTGCTCTGTTACTTTGTCAAACGGCACAGTCAAAACAGGGTCGCCAAACTTCCAATATCCTTCTGTTTCCACTTTCTTACCGTCTTCTGACAGCGTAACGTGGTATTTCGCTTGCGTAATCAAACCATCTGTGGCTTGAATTTCTGTAATTTTCCACTCAAACATGGCGTTCCTTATAAAACAACCCAACGCGAGCCGCTTGCCACCGTCACCGATTGCCCTGAAGCAACAGTAATAGGGCCAGAAGACATTGCGCTTGAACCGCTTGGAATTGAATAGCTTGCAGCAACCGTTAAGCTGTTAATCACAATGCCATTCGTTGCATTAACCAAAGCGCCTGTCACCGTACCGCTTGCGGTTACGTTTGTGGAACTCAAAGTCCCTGTGCTTGGGTTGTATTGCAGTTTAGTTGACGATACATCCTCACCAGTGATTGTGCCTGTCGTTGCACTTGTAAACGTCAAATAGCGCGTGGCGTTAGTCGTGGTGTCATCTGTAATCGTGATGCCAGTTACAGGCGCAGCAGCCCAAGATGGGACACCAGCCGCCAATGTCAGGATTTGACCGTTAGTGCCAGCAGAAAGAAAAGTCGTAGACCCTGCGCTTGCTTGATATGGCAATGAACCAGTTGCGCCGCCAGCCAAGTTTGTTGCAGTTGTTGCACTTGTTGCCGTAGCAGCATTGCCGCCAATCGAAAGACTTGTTGCCGTACCCGTTAACCCTGCGCCTGAACCAGCAAAGCCAGTTGCGGTCAAAATGCCCGTAGAAGGCACATATTGGTATTTGGTGGAGCTAGTGTAGATAGTAGAGGCAGAACCGCTTGTAGCGTCTGCAAACAGCGGATAGCGGGTTGTGGCGGTGCTTGTGTCATCACTTACCGTCACAGCCGATGCTGGCGTTGTCCAAGTAGGCAAGCCTGACCCGTTAGACGTTAGAACTTGTCCAATCGTTCCAGTTGAGCCATTGATTGAAAGATTTGTGTTGAAGCGCAAGGTGGTGAACGTACCAGCGGCAGGGGTTACTGCGCCAATAGCAACGTTTTCCATGTCGCCAACAAAAATAGGCGCAATTTCGACTGAGTTAACGCCAGTAGGCTTTATGTGAACGTGGCCTGTACCAGTTGGGCTAATGTCAATTTGGGCGTTTGTACCGTTAATGTTGGTAGAAACATACAAAGTCAAATTATCAGCGCCGCCTGCGCCCCATAACAATTGCGTTGTGCCGCCCAAATTGCGTAATGCGCCGCCTGCACTTGTTGCCGCATCAAAGAAAGGCCCGACAAACTTTGTTGTTGCCGTGATCGTTGTGCCTCTAATTGTGTTTGCAGTTGTTCCACCAATAGCGGGTGGCACAGACAGATCAAGTGTGCCGCCAAGGGTCAAATCGCCTGAACTTGTGACCGTACCAGACAAAGAAATGCCCGATACCGTACCTGTGCCGCCAACCGATGTAACTGTGCCAACCGTAGGCGTTGCCCATGATGGGATGCCAGCAGCCAAAGTCAGCACTTGACCATTAGCACCAGCCGCCAACATTGACGTTGAGCCGCTAGACGCTTGATAAGGCACAGAGCCAGTAGCGCCACCAGCCAAATTGGTTGCGGTTGTCGCCGTAGAAGCAGAGCCAGCCGTTGTTGCAGTAGCTGCATTGCCACCAATAGACAAACCGCTTGCTGTACCCGTTAAACCAGTGCCAGCGCCCGAAAATTGCGTGCTTGCTGTGATGGTTGTGCCAGTTACCGCCGCCGCAGTTGTGCCGCCAATCGTAGTGCCATCAATTGTCCCGCCAGTTACAGCAACGCTGTTAGCGTTTTGCGTAGACATAGTGCCAAGACCAGACACCTGTGTGTTTGCAATGGCAATGTTTGTATCAGCCAGCGCGGTCAATTGGCCTTGTGCGTTGACTGTGGCTGTAAGCGTCTTAGATGCAGAGCCAACCGAAGCCGCAATCACGCCAGTATTTGTGATGCTGAATGTATTAGCACCAAGGGTTAGACCTGTACCCGCAAAATAAGTTCCAGTTCCAGAGAACTGGACAAAAGTAACTGGTGTGACGTTAATCGTGCCAACATCAGCAGAATTGGAAACCCAACCAGTATTGATGTTAGTAAAGCCGCCCAAAACAACCGTGTAAGCGCCAGGCACTTCTGCCCACACATCCATGTCCGTTGCGCGTGTCCAAGCGCCAGCCGCAGCAATGTAAATGCCGTTTTGTGATTGTGTGCTTTGATTCTTAACCAGCACCCTGTCACCAGCCAATGTGGTGTAGGTGTCAATAGCTTGCAAGCCAGACAAAGTAATGTTTACGGTTGTCGCGCACTTAACGGCTTGCTTTGGGTTTAACCCTTGAGCAACGGCATCCACATACTGCTTGTTGGCAATGTCTGTGTTGCCACTTGGCGCAGTAGTTACTTGCCCTGTTGAGGTCAAGATATTAGTAAAAACACCCGTTGAAGGTGTAGTTGCCCCGATAGGGCTACTGTTGATCGTGCTATTTGTGATGTTCAATCCCGATTGGGATGGATTCACAGTAGCGAAGAACGGCTGACCTTGCCCGATGAAAGTGTTAAACGAATTGTCTAAATTAAACAGCGCCTGAACGGGCAGGATGTTTTGGTTTTCAGTCTCGGCAGGGTCAGCCATAAAACCCCTTTAGGATTGGTCGCCAACAGGTGTGACGTACAAAATAGACGGGCCAGCGGCAGAACCGATAGCACGAACATAGAAAGGGGCTGCGGGGACAGCCAAGATAACTGGTCTTGTCATTAGTGCTGGCAAAACGTAGTCACCTTCTGTTGAGCCTGCAACTGGAAACACGGCTGCACCAACGTTAGCGTCACCAAATTTCACCGCAACAGGCACAGAGCCTGTATTTAGGACAGAAACAAAGTTAACTTGGTCGTTGGTATAGCCTGCTTTGATTTCCAATGCAGTAGACGATGTAGCTGTTACGGAAATAGCTTGTGTATTTCCTGCAACACGCAAGACAGATGTAGCGGCCATGATTAGACAGCAGTTACAGGCAACGGGCCTTCAGCGCGAACGATCTGGATGTTGTAAACACCAGCAGTAGGCACAACGCCAGCAGCAGTCAAGTTACCAAACTGAATGGTCAAGACGTTAGCAGTCAAGCAATCAGCTTGTGCGATAACGATGCCAGCAATTTGAGCCACATTCATGCCGATCACGGTCACGATGTCAGTTGTTTGCAAACCAGCAATGCTAAAAGTTTGTGCAGCAGTTGTATTAGCGGCAACAGAAACTGGTGTCAGGCTTGGTGCAATGTAGAAAGTAGAAAGGGAGTTTCCACGGGCAATGGTGGTAGAAGGCATGATGATTCCTTACAAAAGAACAATTTGATTGTACGATAAAAAAGAAAAGGCCACCCCTTTTGAGAGTGGCCCGTTCTTATTTCTTCCAGCTTACCAAGAAAGCAATGGAGAAGTTGCAGTCGAGCCAGTTAGGGTGCTTGGACGCTGCACAGACACCAAGTAAGCGCCAGCAGCAGGAGTTACGCTCGCTGCGGTTGGGTTTACAAAGCGGATGGTCAACTGGTCAGCAGCAGAAACATAAGCGTCAAGAACGCCAACGCCAGCAGTCTGAGCGCCGTTAAAAGCCACAGAAACCATGTCGCCAACTGCCAAGCCAATGCCAGTACTGGCAAAGTTTTGGGCTGCGGTGGTGATGGTTGCAACTGCTGCGGGGGTCAAGGAGAGAGAGAACACGCCACCCTTGACAACGTTTGTCATTGGGGCAAACGATTCTTGGGTGATGGTGGTTGCTGGTCCTGGATTAGGCATGATAAATTCCTTAAAAGTTTTAAATAACGGGGGTTTTTACGCCCCCATCAGATTTAGGCTGCAACGCGGCAAGCCAATTCAGGGTACAAAGGCGCCCAACCGTAGAGAACATCCAAACGAGTTGGGATGCTGTCGTTGTTGATTGTGTACTGACGCACCACACGCATTGACAAGCCGATTTCTTTATCAGAAGCGCGGCCAGCAAAATGCACACCTTCAGGCAATTCCAAATCGGCTACTGCCAAAGTGAAAGCGTTTTTGTGCATGATGATGTTTTGTGGAGACACAACACCTGTGCTGTTGAATTGGGTCACAGCGGCAGTAGCAGAAGTAGTCGGGATAGACACGTTCTGGAACTGACCAGCAGTAATCACAGCAGGAGACACAACCACAGAGCCAGAAGCACCAGAAGCGATAGCAACAGTTGACTTAACAACAAAGTTACGCAGGCGGTTAGTGCCGTAGGCTTGGCGGTTTTGTGGGTTAACAGCAAACACGCCAGCAATAGTGATAACGTCACCAGCGTTCAGGTTCAATGTACCTGTGTTGGCGGCGGTCAAAGTGATGGTGGAGCTAGATGCCCAGCCGCTAGTCAAGAAACCAGTAGCTGTGGTAGTAGCAACAGAAGCGGTCACGGTGGTTGTGCTGTTAGCGCCAAACACTTGAGACACAACGTTCTGGTCCATTTTCCACTTCATGCCTGCGCTGTCAGTACCCATCATGCCTTTTTCGTATTGTTCGCTAATCTTTTGATTAGGAGCAAACAAACCTTTCAAGCTGTCAACAATAGTTGCAGATGTGAAGGGTTCAACGATACATGAACGGCGGCCATCGCGGGGTGCGCCTTCGCTGTCCAAGAACGCGCCAGCAGTCAGATAAGTGATCAAACCTGTGGGTGGTGTGCCAGCAGTACCAACAATGTTGGCAGTTTGCAGGGTAGCCATAGCCAAGCCATCACGGTCGATCTTGTTAGCGATCGCTGCAATTGCAGGCTTCAACACACGGTCAGAGAACATATCCAAAGACAGAGCCAAATCTTGTGTAGTGAATTGGGTATCAACGTGGAACTGAGTAGACAGGGTAACTGGAACGCTAGTCTCGTTGAAGTCTTCAACGTTCAAAGCGGGGCCAGTTGTACCGATGAAACGACCAGGGCGGCGAACGTTAACGGTTGCGCCGATTTTTGCGCCAGTAACGGCGAATTGGTCATCATAGTTGCGGTCAACTTCAGATGTGAAGGTTAGTTCGTTTTCCAAGACCATCAACGCTTCGTTGGTGATCTTGCTAATGGTTAAGAGATTATTTGCCATTTTTTGCTTTCAAAAAGATTAGGTTTACCGAATTTTTCCCGCTTTACGGAGTTCTTTCCACTGCGCTGCCGTTCCAAAAAAGACCCCATTGGAATCTAATGGCACATCAGGCGTGTTCTTACCCCCGCGAATCGGTTGAATCGGTGCTGGTGCTTTACTTCTAACAATAGGGGCTGGCTTCTCAGCTTCGGGCTTTGCCTCGAAACGAGCTTCCAACTTCCCAATCTCTCGCAACGCTTGCTTTGGCGACAAACCAGCGATTTTCTTAGCGACTTCATCGTTCTCAGCTAGGTGATACAGGATTTGTGGGCCTACGTCACTCTCCAGAATGGCATCACGAATGTCGTCATTTACGACCACATCACTCGATGCAACAATGTCATCAAAATCAGGCAACGATTGCTTGGCTGATTCCACCTTTGCAGTCCATTGGGTAATTACCTTTTGGCGTTGCTCGGCTTCTTTAGCTTGCGCTTCTTGTTGCTTCATTTCACTGATTCGTTTGTCGGCTGTGTACTCTGCAAGAGCTTCAGCATATTCAAACGCATCACTGAACTGGCTAGGTTGCGGCTTTTCGTCTACAAACTCAGCCTTTTTGGGCTGTGTATTGTTTTCTAAAGCTGCCAAACGCGCTTCCAGAGCTTGCCTTGCTTCACGTTCTTGTTGCGCTTCTTTACGCGCTTCTTCACGTTGCTTGGTAATCTCAGAAAAACGGCGCTCAAGTTTAGGATTTTGCTTACGCTCACCCTCTTGTTTTGCTTCGGCTTCTGCTTCTTCAGGTTCACTCTGTTCAACTGCTTCTGTCGGCTCTGTGGATTCTTCCACAGCCTCGGCAGGAGCTGGTGATTCAGCTAAACCTAATCTGTTTGCATAAAATTCCGCTGCGTTTTCGCTGGTCAAAACTTGACCTGCATTTTTTTCAGACATTACGTTGTCACTCCGAATTTGCCCCGTCTACCTGACGGGTAAGGTTGTGGTTAATCTACCACAGAATCATTGTCCCATCAAGGGGTTTTGTTCGTTATCAATGTCCGACACTGCAAATTGCGCCGCTTGCAGTTGGTCTGCGTTGCGTCTTTCAATTTCTTGCAGGATTCGGCTAGTGTCCATGTTGTGCAACAGAAGCTGAACAATTGCGTCAATCTCAGTCTTGTTCTGACTTGTGATTGAACGGGTGTTCTGGTCATTGACACGTACTTCAGCCATTGTCTCAGTGTTGTGGGCGCGTGAAGTCAAATCCATCAGCTTGCGCTTGTTGTTGCCTTCTTCTTTGATTTGAGCCACAGACTGACCATATTTCAGGTCAAGTGCCATTGCTTGCATTTGCTGTTGCATATCTTCCATCTGCTTCTTGGATTGCGCCAATTGCATCTGAACTTGCGGCGGAATGTCAGATTTGTCATCAATCTGTGCCAGCGGATTAAGCGTAGCCAAGCGGTCTGCAATAACGTCTGCGCCTGGAAAGTCTTGGTTTCTGAAATATAGATCGCCAATCTTTTCCATCAAAGCGGGGTCAGCCGCCAGAATCGGGCCAATGCTTGCCACAGCTTCTTGGCGCTTGCTATCGTAGCCTGGGCCTGTGTCCATCACCACATCATATTGGCCAATGGTCAGGTCATTCAAGATTCGGCCTGTTGCTTCGCGCTGGTTCATTGTCAACAACTCTGGCTTGCCATCATCACCAATAATCCGCATAACGCGCTGTGTGTCGTAGATTTTAGGAATCAAATCCAAACAAATCCTACCAATGTGCGAGATAGAGCGGGTCAGGTTGTCGTAATAATCGTAATTAGTCAGGTCAACTTGTTGCTGTTGGCCGTTCAAAGCCTTGCCAGAAATGTTGCCTTGGCCTAGCTGTGCAGGGTCAAACACACCCATGATTGACTTAATATCATCATCCACACCAGCAGCGGCCATCATAATGCCTTGCTGTGGCGGCTCTGGTTGTAAGCGTGTTGGAACTGGTGCTGGTCGGCCTTCAATATCTGTCTGCTTGTAACGCAACAGCGGGAAAGACTTAATGTTTGCCTGCGCCCAATCGTTTTCGTGGCCTTCGTCTTGACCTTCAGCAATCAACCACTTGGCTTTTGGAGCCAGTGCAACGCCTTCGGTAATAGAAGTCTGCCAGAAGTTATACATACGCTGCGGGTCTTTGGCATTGCGAATCATGCCAAATTTCTTACGCTTGTCGCCCACAACCAAATGACGGCCATAAACAGGCACGATTGGGATATAGCGGCCAGCCCATGTGCCTTCTTCAATGATTTCGTTGGCGGTTAGCTTGCAGTATTTAATGGTTTTCTTGTATGACTTGCGCTGGTCAATGACCGTAATGCCAGCCATAGCCAAACGAGCAAACACATCTTTGTCTTCAGCAAAGGTGCTAGAACCATCGCTTAACTGATACAACGTGGCCTTCTCGCGCACCGTGTAGTAATACTCAGCAAGGCGAATGTCCTCTTTGGTAATCCATTCTGATTGGCTGTCACCAGTACCGCGCTGCGTAAACGATGTGCCATTGCCATCATTTGCATCTGGATACAACTTTGCAAATTCCTTCTTTGGCATCATTGTTGTAATTAAACAACGGTCAGCGTCAGAACCATCAGGGGCAACGGAATTAGGGTCAAAGTAAACAGTAAACGGATTGTCTACGGGGTCAATATAGATTTCTTGATCGAATGAATCTTCTGAAACGTAGTCTGTACGCACACGCACATAACCCCAACCCATACGAACAGCATATTCAAACGCGTTGTCGTAAGCGTGATCGGCGTTTGAGTTAACTTCAATATGGCGAATCACGCCCTGAATAACTTGTGCGTCAACCATGTCCTGCTGCGTATTAACAGCATGAACTTTAATTCGTGGTCGTTGCTGGCGCTGCTGGTTACAAACTTGGCGGCAATAGTTGTCTACCTTGTTAACCACAATAACGGGGCGTGATTCTAGATTGCGAGAGTTTTGCAACTCCACAGGCCATTGATCGCCGCCGCCAAACTTGAGGTCTTCAAGAGCCTCTTGACGGTTATTTGTATCAGCCTCGTTAGCGAGTTTTAAAAACTCTACGGCTTCTTGAATTCTTGGGTCGTAATCATCTGCCATGTGTAGCCTTATGAATGTCGGGCAAACTCACCATGAAGTCGCTCTCTTGCCGATTTTACGACAATTGCAGCTTCTTCAATAGTGTTAAATAAGCCTAATGTGTGGACTTTTTTGTTGACCCAACATCTAGCTTTGTACTTTCCTGATTGTCCATCCCAACTAACGCCTTTAACGCCAGTGCTACTGTTTTTGTTAATTTTGCGATTAAATCCGTTTTCTGCTTTGGTTGCAGCTCTAAGATTTTCAATTTTGTTGTTTAATGGATTGCCATCAACATGGTCAATTAAGTCAGGCAAAACCCCATGAACCATTAAATAAATCAAACGGTGTGCTTTATAAAGTTTATTATTAAACTTTACGCAATAGTAACCGCTGGCAATTGAACCAGCTTCTTGACCAACTCTATGTCCTCTTGTGGATATTTTCCAGTAAAGAGTTTCGCCGTTGTAATCAAACACCTCGTTTAAAAGGTCTTTGGTCAATGTAAAATCTGAATCACCCATGCGATAGCTCCTTTATCAAGTGGTTAGAAAAGCCTAGCAAGCTCCCGCTTCTAGGCTTTTTGCATTATACGTCTACCCCATCCAGCCGTGTGCGCCACCATAATATTGCGTCTGCTTTGGCCTTCTGCGCTCTTTGGGTTCGTTAATCATCAAACCAATGTAGCGAAAAGCGTCTGCGCCATGTGAATATTGGTCGTGAACGGGTGTTTTGCTAAATTGCTTTGTGTCAGGGTCTACATCGTAACGGTAGTGCCGCAGGCATTGCAACCCGTCATGGCAGTTGTCGCGGTCAAACCAGCAATTTCTAAAGATTGTTCTGGCAGCGTTGATGCTGTCCATGATTGGCGTTCGTGGAATGATCTTGGTCTTGTAGCCAGCAGTCCTAACAATTTCCTCAATGCTGCGGCCATTGCCTGCAAGCGTCTTGTTCTCAGCATCGTGCGGCAACCACAACGTATCATAGATATAGCCAAACGTCTGCATTTTGGCTAAGTAGTCGCTCATGGTCTGCTGATTTCCTTCAATATAGCGAATCAAGCGGGTTTCCATGCCCACAAACTGTAAGAACCAAATAGCCGTAGCATCAGACCAACCCAAGTCAAAAATGGCGTGTACGGGCTTTGTTGGGTCGTAGTTAACTTTTGTGATGCGGCTATCCAACTCAGCTAGTTGCATCTCTTTGGCAAACACAGCGCCATCAACCGTTTGGCGGCACAAACCTTCCCACACCACGTTATAGGCTTCAGGGTCGCGGCCTTTTAGCGCATCTTTCTCATCCCGCAACGTGTCAGGAAACCAAGGGTTATCAGACCAGTTAATCTTTTGAACGATTGCGTTGTCAGGCTTGTGAATGACAAATCTTTGATAAGTCTCGTCAGTCTCTAACTCTGGGTTAAACGTAATCCAGATTTCTGAGCCTTCTTTGCGGATAGTAGGAATCAGCACGTTCCAGCTTAATCGGCTAGTTGTCTGCGCTTCTTCTACCCAACAAATGTCTACGCCTTCATAAGACTTGACGTTGGCCACATTGTTCTTTAAGCCAACAAAGCTAAATTCAGAGCCGTTTTTGCCCCTGATTGTGTTTTGGGTAATCTCATAGAACCCAAGTAGCCCAAGCGCCTCAATCTGGTCGCACAACAGCTTATGCACCGAATCCCGAATTGAGGTCTGAAACTCACGGGCGCACAGTATGCGTAACGGGTCTTTTGCCGCCTTAATCAGCAGCGCCCTAGCAACACCCCATGATTTAGCGCCACCACGACCACCGTAAAGAACCTTGTAGCGTGACTTTTCAAACAAGCATTGCAGCTTGATCGGGAACTGTGCTTTAGCTATTGCGCCCTGTATGTCACTCATTAGGCTTTACAAAGGTGACTTGGATGCCAGCCAGTAGCGGCGTTCCATCAACACCCGTAATCTCGGTCTTTGTGCTTTCACGGTACTTCTTAGGAAACCTTGCCGCCATTGACCGCGACCATAGCGAAGCGTTTAAGCGGTCACTTTCCTTGTTCTCGACCATGTAAGCAGCGGCTTGTTCTTCCCACCATGCTTGCTCATAAGTCTTGGCATCATCCAAGGCGTGCAAAAATTCTTCATGTGCATCACGCCACGAATACATTGTTCTTAATGAAACGTTCAGAATGGCCGCAATTTGCTCAACAGATTTACCTACGCGCCCTAATGCTACAACCTCATCACAGAATGATGGGTCATATAGGCTTGGTCTACCAACAGGGCGCTTAGTTTCGGTCATTTTTTGGCAGTCTTTGCGGCTTCTTTAAACGCTTTGGCTGTGGGCGCACCCTTAGTGCTAGGCGTTCTCATCTTTTCAGTAGGCTTGCCAGCAGCCTTTTGGCGCTCTATGCGTTCTTGCTTGGCGTGAATGTTTGCGTACAGTCCAGGTTTTGACATTAGCAGTTCCAGTTCTTTAATGATGCCTTGGCTCGCTCGGCTGGGCCTTTGGCGTTCTTTACTACGCCTTCCATCCTTGCACAGAAACTTGCCTTGCGGCCTTCATCTGCCTTGGTCTTTGGGTTTGGCGCTGGTGGCTTCAAGTTAGAGTTGTTCTTTGCATTGTATTCAGCACGACCTTTGGCGGTCATTCCTGCGCCTTTTTCCGTTGGGTTGTAGGTCTTACCCTTACCCGTGGTTTTATGCTCAATAGGTTTATCGTGCTTTTTCATGCTTACTCCTCTTGTTTGGCGGGCGCTTCTTCTTTTTCCAACTCAGCCAAAGTCCATTGGCATTGTTGCAACGCACCATTGATCTGTTGCAGTTGCTGCTCTAGCTCACGGCCTTTGACCATCAGGTCTTGGATACGCAAGTTAATCGTTTCTTTCATTTATCTTCTCCAGTTACTACGGTTGCTTGTTTATACAGTCTTGGGCGTTTCTTTGGGTCTTTGCGTTCTAAAAGTTTGCCAATCTTCCAAACTAACCATTTGATCTTGTTCATGCTTCTTCCACAAAACAAATGTCTTGCCAACTCATCCGCAAACAAATGTCGTCACCAATTTTAATCGGCTCAAACTTTAGATATTCGTCTTTGGCTGTGTCTGCCACAGTTCCATAATGCACTAAGTCGCCCATCTTCAACCCTTGGCGCATAGCATCATCACCTAACGCAACCACATGGCCTGTGGTAAACGCGCCTTCTACTTTGCTTAAGTCCAACAATTCAGACTTAAAGCGTTGCTCAGGCTTAACAATGATCTTGTCTCGTAATGGCTTAATGGTCATAAGACACCTTTGGCGGTCTGCCTTTGCGCTTTGGCGGCTCAGATACAACTGGCAACGCAAGCATATCTAATACAGGTTCGCCGTATTCCAAAGCCAAAAATTCACCGCAACGCTCGTTGGGTGATCTGTTTTGATACTGCGGATAACGTCTGCAAGTACCTACGCTGTGACCACTATCAACAAAGTGATCGCAGCCTCTACATGATTTATCCATGATTTGCATATTCCCCATGATGTTCAGTTCTGAAGGCTTTTACAGCTTCTTCAGCCAGTTTTAATGTAGGAAAAAAGCCAAGCCAATTTTGTTTTTTATTGACTTGACATCTTGCTGAAAATTTACCACATTGATTGTTAAAGTTTACTCCTTTAACACCAGTCTTATTATTTTTATAGTTTTTTTGGTTGTACGCATTTTGCAAAGATGTTGCTGGGCGTAAATTTTCAATGTTGTTGTTTAATGTGTTTCCATCGATATGGTCAAGTATTTCAGGAACTTTTCCATAAAACATCACATAAATCAAACGATGCACTAAATAATTTTTTTTGCCAATTTGCGTTAGTCTGTATCCACGCGCATTGATACATCCAACCTCTTTGCCAATTACATCTGTTCTAGTAGATGTAACTTTTTTCCAAAATAGCTTTCCATCACGATACTCAAACAGTTCGTGAAGTAAATCTTGCGACAAGCTAAAATTTGACTCAGCCATTTCAACTCCTTTTCAGTTGTTTGGTTAGAAGCCTTTGCAATCCCTTCACGGTTGCAGAGGTTTCGCTATTTTAGCAAGGGTAACAGGCTTTTTCTTTAACGTAGCAAACACCTTCGGTCTTGCCAGTGTTGAATTGCTTGTTGTTGTCGATCATGTCTTCTTTGCCCATGCCAACGCCGCCAACGACTTTACCCATGCGGTTACCGCTGTTGTCTGGCTTGTCAGCGCCTTTGGGTGGAGTTGCGCCAGTTGAACTTGGTGCGCCTTTGCCTGTATCCATTTTACCCATGATAATTTCCTTAAGAAAGTTGTTTGGTGACTTTATGCCGTTGGTGGCACAATGTCAATGTTATTTTAACAGGAATTCCTATGGCTACCAATTTCACAATCTCTGGCGACATGAAATCTAAAAAAACCCCAACTGGCCACTATGAACCAGAAAAACAACACAAATCAGAAATGAAGCGCATTGTTGCCGTTGAAAAAGAATTAAAGAAGCACGAAAAAATGCCAGCAGTCAAGGCTCACGGCAAGTGATCTGGCCACAGGTTTTGGCCTTTTAAGCGGCTTACAGTCCTAAAGTAAGCCAAGTCCCACAACATTCGGCGCTGTTCTTTACTTAGTTTTGCGCCTGAATCTAACTCTGCGTGGCAGGTTTGGCATAACGCAGCCGTGAATTCGTCACTTGCTTTAATGCCCCTGCCTTTGCCGTGTTCAGCCCAATTGCTATGTGCAGCTTGGGTTTGGTCTTCTATGTAGCAATTTTGGCAAGGCAAGTTGGCCACATTCTTTAAATGCTTGGTGCTTCTGAAGTAATTAAACTTTGGAATTGCTGTCATTTAATGTGATTCCGTTTTCTGCTGACCATGCCAATAAAAACTCTACAAACTCGCTGGCTTGTTCTTTTGTGAATTTGCGGGTCTGAAATCCAAGTTGCACCAGCCCATCGTTATCCAGATTTGCCATTATTTTGCTTGTCAAGCCTATTTCACGCACATATTTGTCAACCAGTAGCCTTTTCCACGTTTCAGCATCCCACTTAGCGCCCATGTGTTGCGCTTGCTTGGCAATGTCGCCAATGATGGCGTGATACTTTTCCTCTTGGTCGCGGCTCTTACTGGCTGGTTTGATCTCTAACGTCAATTGGTTACCCGCTGCCAACGATTCTTTAACCTTTGGCCATAAATGCTTCATCAGGCTCGTGGCTTGAGCTTGGTCTTCTAGGTTATACCGCATACGCCAATCATTCTTAAAGCGGCTTCAGGGCCATCTACAACGCAATATGTGCCACCTGTCCATTGCTCTTTCCATTTCAATTGATTTTTGTTTAACCCTCTTTTGCCATAGGCAGTTTTAGGATTTTTGATTTCCATCAAAATGGTTTTTGACTGAAACCCAACAATCAAATCAGGAAACCCCCTCCCAACATGGGACATATCAATTACAGAAGCCCCAACTTTTTGTAATGCTTCAACAATTTCATTGTGGTTTGCATCTTTTTTACAGGCATAGCCTCTTGGCATATCTTTACTCCATGCTTCGTTTGCACATTGTTTGCTGCAAAATTTTCTGTTTTTATGATACGAAGTAAAGTCTTTTTTACATTCAAAACAGTTGTATTTTGTTAATTTTCCTCTATCAGTTGAAATAGAACCATTAGCTTTTCCAGAGCATACATTGCTGCAATACTTTGCTTTGTCGCCAGATTTTTTCCAACCAAAAGTAATACCACAAGACCCACAAACCCTGCTCCAGTTTTGCCGCCTGTAAAGTTCATTTGGTGTAATTAGTTTAGGCATATCTCACCTGTCTTACTCCTTAATGCCGTGAGTGGCTTCGATTGCTCTGGCAAAGTTCATAAACACATCGTCATATTCGTTTGTGTCAAAACGTGCCAACCACAATTCGTAAACTCGTTCAAACGTCAGCGGCTTGCGTTGTTGTGGTGTGGTGTAGAGCTTTGTTCCGAAAGGCAACGTCTCAAGCCAATCGGTGTCAATGTCTTCAACCAAATCCCATCCACCTTCATGCAACTCCATCACAGCCACAGGCTCACCCAGTTGCTCGCTGTCGCTGCGCTGCTCTTGCTTTGGCTGTTCTGATTGATTTTCAAGAATACTGAGCAACATCTTTTCTGCTTTTGCCCACGATTGGTTTTTTGCGTCAAGAAGTGGCTCAAGATTTTTGATAACTTTTTCAACAATCGCCACAGGCTCACCCTGCTCTTGCTTTGATTGTGGTGTCGTCATCCACTGTTCTTCTCCTTGAGTTTTGCTTCTACTCGCTTCATTAACTCCCAATCTGAATCTGTGCTTTCCCACAACTCGTTTGCTTCCTCATCCGTCAGCCCAACCCATGTGCGTTGTTGTGGTGGTAAATGCACAGTTACAACGCTTAATGCCCAATCAAGCCATTGTTCTGCGGTCATGTCGTAGTAACCATGCGGTCCAACCGAACACAAATCCTCACCAACTCGAATTGCAGCGTTACGCCACGCCACAGGCTCACCCTGTTCTTGCTTGGCTAGTGCTTCTTCTAGGGCTTTGATGGCTTCAACATGCGTAATCACAGACTCGCTGTATGGCTTTGGATGCGACTCCTTCAACGCCTCAAGCGCCAGCTTCATTGCTTCTTTACTCATAATGGAGCCTCTGGAAGTTGTGCGCGTTGCGCTTGTTGGTACGCTTTGATTTGTTTGGCAGTCCAAGGAACAGCGCCTGTTGCGGGTGGAAAAGGCCAGTTCATTCATCTACCCCATTCATTTCAAACTCTACGCGCTGGATAGCAATGCGTTCATCTTGCCAAATTAGCTTGTCGTAATCAGCTTGGGTCATGTTCATCCACGCTTTACTGGTTGCGTCCAGTACGTCAATGACGCGCTGAATGTCCTCTGGCGACTGTTCATAATCCAATTCTGCAAATGCTTGATTCAGTTTCGTGTTCATGGCTGCTCCTTTAGGCGCTCTCGCACTTCATTGGTGATACCTTTAAACAAGTCTTCTTTCTCAAGTTCCTCTGACCTTGCCTTGGCATAAGCTGTCCAGCCAGGTTTGCGAGCCATATTTGTGAGATGCTGGATTTGCATCTCCCTCACATTCTCCAATGTCCAAGTCACCTGTTAGTTCCAAAGCCTTGTTAATCGTGTCTATATTATAAGACACATTATCACGCACTTGGTCAAGTATTTTTACTGCTTCGTAGTAGTTCATACAAATAAAAGTTCTTGTGTTGCAACCACACCGCCAGCGTCATAACGTCTGCTGTCGCCTTTTGGATACGATTCAAGGCCGTAGTTCAGGTCTGACAGCATGGCTTTCTTTTGTTTTTGGCTTCCAACAAAATACACATAGCGGTGTTTTCTTGCCCTGTCTTCTAAGTAAAAGTCATCACCAAATTTGTCACGCATCCATTGAGCGCGGTTTTCTTGGCCTCGGCTCATATCTGCCACAGTTGCGCCATGCAAATGCTCCATGCCTTTAAGTTTCCAATCTGTTCGTTTAGCACTTAGACCTGTATAAACAAAATTTGTGGCCTGATACACATAACCAACGTGACCTTGCTCTGTATCTGCGTAGGAAACAACTACCGAAGGCTTTGGCAACATTTTTAAAGACCTGCCAACAAGTATTGAAGCAACGTTTTTTTCGTTTTCACAACAACGCCGATTTAATTCAATTACATTTTCTATCCATTTTTCACCACAAACACCAACACGCAAGGCGCTGCTTACTGGCGTTCCGTAAGTCACAACGCCAATCAATTGCGTGTCACGGTAAACACCAAAAGCGTAGCTGATTGGACACATACGCTTTGCGTAATGCTTCTTGAGCAACCAAGGCTCTGCTTCTTCAGGCTTGATTGGCAAAACTTTCATTGCGCCGCCTTTCGTAATTCTGCCAATTTAGCCAACACTTCTAACGAAGGCGGCACAGCATTTTTTCTATGTTCTTCAATCTTCCGCAATGCAGCGTCTTGGTTTGGCGGTGTTGGTGTAGTAATGTGCGCTACATCAAACTTGTTGGCAAAAGTCTTGGGCGCTGATTGACTGCGTATCCAGTTGCGCCATGTTGCTTGCCAATCCAACTTAACGCCACCAGCTCCAGGCTTGGCAATCCAAAAGTCTTTAAAACTGTCTGCCACCGTCTTGATGTTTAGGTCTGATCGTTCTTGCTCTGCCCATTCTTTCCAATCATCTGGCAAAGACCAATCGGCAGGCAGGCGGGAACCGCGCTGCGTCTTTACCTTTGGTTCTTGGTTAATGGTTATTGGTTGGTGGTTGCCTTTTGATTCGGTTTCAGTTGGGTTTCCCAAAATAACCGACTGGGTTTTCTTTGGCCTTCCACCTAGCTTCCCGTTGACCTTGTTCTTGTCTGCGTTCTCGTGATACTTGGCAATAACCACATCGCAATGGCCTTGGTGATACCCATCGTCTTGCAAAACAAAGAAGTCATTTAGCACATTTTGTAGTGATTGAATATCCGAATCAGAACCCAATCGTAACCGCCTGATAACCGTTTGGGTTTCTTTGGGTATTGGTGTTTCGTCTAGGTAGTACCAATCAAGCAATTGGCGATAAATGCCATGCTCAAGCGTTGTAAGGTGACCAGTATCCTTGCGGTAGTCACCCACATTAAATGTGTAGTAGTGCATTGTTTTCCAGTTTTTAACAACCCGTTTGAAAAAGAAACAATGGCAGGAGAACGGGTAACTCTTTTCGGTGCGCTCATGACTTCGCACCTAGCCTTGTTTAAAAAAATTATAGCCTAAGAATCGTCATCTTCAAACGCTTCAGAACTTTTTTCGCCTTCTTCATAAGCTATGTTTAGGCAATCAGCAAAGTTCACATCCAATGTCGCACAGATGCTAATCAGCGAAATACCAATCCAGCCGATCATCTTGGCCATCTTGTCTGGGCTGTTTTGTTCGTTAAACCATGTCAGCGATTCCATGTAGTCCTCGATGGCCTCTAGGTCAAACTCAATGTTTCCGTCAAAACCGCAAGTTGCCTCGACCTGACGGATAATTTTCATCTCTGTTTCAGCGTAACTCATGGTTTGTCTTTCAATAGTTCAGGAAAATGCAACTGTATCTGCCACAAACGCGACTTAGGTATGACCCCATTTCGCTTCCACAGCCATACAGCGCCACGCTCAACCCCTAGCATACGGGCAAGCTCACTCTGCGAGCCTGCGTTCATGATAATCTTGTTAATGTCCATGCTAGTAGTGTATAGATAAATTGACAAAAATACAACACATAGAAAATATTTTTTAGATTGTTGGTAATTCTGTCTATTTTGCTACACAATACATACATCCCGCAGCGCAACGCAAACGGTAACTTAGGAAACAATATGAAAGATGCTTACCTCAAACCAGAACACTTTGACCATGTGTTTACCACCTACATCACCTTTTACGGTTCACAGAAAAAAGTCACTTGTGCTTTTGATGAGCCTGATGATGTTCAAGTTTGGTTGTACGACAACGACTACAACATCACATACGACATAACACGCGAAGACCACACTCGCATTGAAACATTCGCCCACGAAATTTTGGAACAAGTATGAAACGCACTTTCTACCCTGAAATTCCCAAGATCAAGAAACCAATCTGGCCTCACGTTCTGCGTGTTACCTACATCGTTGCTTGCTTCACCGTATTCATCTTAATTTGGACAGGACTATGAAAAACATCGCCACCGCACTTGTCAAAGCACAAAAGGCCTTTGGCCCTGCTTTAAAGACCGCTACAAACCCGCATTTCCGTAGCCGATATGCTGACCTATCCGCTTGCGTTGAGGCCGTCATAGACGCTTTAAACGATAACGGTATTGCCATGATTCAGAAGTGCTATGACTGCAACACAGGCATCATGGTTGAGACTGTGTTTATCCACGAATCAGGTGAGATGCTTGAATGTGGCATCCTGCAAGTGCCAGCCAACAAACAAGACCCACAAGGTTACGGTTCGGCGCTGACATACGCCAGGCGTTACAGCTTGATGGCCGCTTGCGGTATTGCCCCACAGGATGATGATGGCGAAGCAGCCACACGACCAGCCAAGACTACGGTTGATTCCAACTTGATGGCTGACCACTTACTTGCCATCCAAGACGCAACCGATCAGGACAGCTTAAAAGCAGCCTACCAAGCAGCGTATAAAGCCTGCGGTACAGATGCCAACTGGCAGAAAAAAGTTATTGCAGCCAAAGACGCAAAGAAAGCGGCACTATCATGATTGAACAAGGCTCACCAGAATGGTTTGCACAGAGGCTTGGCAAAGTTACGGCCAGCCGTGTTGCTGACGTAATTGCTAAGACCAAGACAGGTTACAGCACTAGCCGCGACAACTACATGGCGCAATTGGTTTGTGAACGTATGACCAACACCGTTGCAGAATCGTTTACCAACACAGCTATGCAATGGGGTACTGAGACAGAACCATTAGCTAGGGCAGCGTATGAAGCCCATGCAGACGTTTTAGTGGATGAGGTTGCCATGATTACCCACCCAACGATTGAGGCCGCTGGCGCTTCTCCTGACGGGCTTGTTGGTGATGATGGCCAGCTTGAGATTAAATGCCCCAACACAGCCACGCACATTGAAACGCTTTTAAGCCAATTAGTGCCAACAAAGTACATGACACAAATGTATTGGCAACTTGCGTGTACTGGTCGCAAATGGTGTGATTTCGTGAGTTTTGACCCACGACTTCCAAAAGAACTTCAATTGTTTGTAGTACGAGTTCCAAGGAATGACGCTTACATTGCAATGCTTGAAGAAGAAGTCAAAAAGTTCTTGGTTGAACTGGATGGCAAAATTACGAAACTTAACGAACTGAAAGGAAATCATGGAATTTCCAAAACATGAAGCAGGGTTGTCACTTGAACACAACGAGCATAAAAACTATTACATAAGTGTTGAACAACATATTGTTGACCTTGATTTGCAAGATGCGTTTTTATCTAAAGAAGAAATGCAAGAAGCAATTGACACAGATAACTTATGGGTTTTGCATTGGTATCCTCATACACCCGTTGGATTTTGCAGAATTGCAGCACCAACACTAGAAAAAATTTTTAACCACTTGAAAGAAAAAAATGGCAACAATTTATGAAGTGACTGTTCGCGCTGGCACATACCAAAAAGACGGACAAGAAAAAATCCGTTATCAGCGCATCGGCAGCGTGATTGAAACCAAGAAAGGTTTGATGATGAAGATGGATTCTGTGCCATTAGTAGATGGTGGCTGGAACGGTTGGAGTTACCTTTTTACTCCGCGAGATGCTGCGCCAAGTATTCCATCTAAACAATCACATAACGACTTTCCAGACGATTCGATTCCTTTTTAGGATAAAATGATTTTTAGCTAACTCGACGGAGGACAGGGGGGATTGAACCTCCCCCTTGCTAACTTTAAACAGGTTCACACATGAAAGGTTCATCATGATTACGCAGCAGCGTTTAAAAGAGTTGTTTGATTACAACCCTGAAACTGGTATTTTTATTAACAAAGTCCGCAGAGGTCGTTGCCATGCTGGAACACCAGCGGGTCATTGTGGCCAAGGTTATTTCAGAATCAACATAAATGGAAAGCTGTACCTCACACATCGTTTGGCTTGGCTTTATGTTTACGGCGAATTGCCTGAATACATAGACCACATCAACAGAATTCCAACAGACAACAGAATCTCAAATTTGCGCGTTGTAAGCAAAAAACAAAATCAAGAAAACAAAGAAAAACAAGAAAACAATAAGTCTGGCTACAAAGGTGTAAGTTGGGATTCACAAAGAAAAAAATGGTTTTCCTGTATTCAGCACAAGTACAAAACGATTGCACTTGGCAGATACGACAACAAAGAAGATGCGTACATGGCTTATTGCAATGCAGCAGCCAAGTACCACACACACAACCCAAACGCAGTTTAATTTTCGGGGGTGAACGTCAGCAATTTGCAGTTGCCATTGATTAGTAACCCCCATTTTTTTGCATAGGAACCAATATGTTTGAATTTTTTAGAGCAAGAACAACAGACGCAATCACTAGCTTCAAAGCGGCTGATTCCATTAAAGACGTAGCAAAACAGCACCAAGAAGTGATTGTTGCGTGTTTACAACGCTTTGGGCCATTGGGTAAAGATGGAATTGCTATGCACACAGGCTTGCAAAGCAACCAAGTAGCCAGACGCATGAACGAGTTGCAAAAACTTGATTTGATTGAGTTAACTGGAAAACAGGTAACGTCTAACAGCGGCAGGGGTGAGCGTGAATGGCGCTTTAAACCAGTACAACAGGAGTTAATATGAAAACAGTTTTAGTGCCTGGCGCACCTTGGCCTGACCCAAACGAAAAACGCGTTGTTCCAAAAAAGCCTAAACAACATAGCTGGCGGCACATTAAGTTAGATAGCAACAACTTAGATTATTTTGCCGAAACGCATAATGAGTTGCTTCAGCCTCCTAAAAGAAGCCAAGGCAACCCAAATGCGGGAAAAAATTTCGAGAAATTTAATCTTCGATCTTTGTAACAACGTAGGTGGAGACGGTCACAGCTTCGTCTTCATCTTCTTCGTCTTCTTCTTCTTCTTCCACGATTTGTTCGTAGTCAGCAGCCCAACCATTTTCTTGTTGGAACTCAATGAACTCGCGGATTAACTCAATCTTGTCAAAGTCTGAAGTTTCGATAGTTACTTTTACGTCACCGCCCCAAGCTGAAATGTCGATTTCAATTTTGTACATGATTAGTCCTTTAAACATTGATGATTTGCCCACGAAACTCGATCTGCCCTTCAGCCCACTTGTGAACTAACTCTGGCCACAACAGTTTCCCATCTTTAAATGACAGAACGGCGAAACCCGATCTCCAGTTCACGGGCGCGTCTTCCAAGTAGTCCATAAATTGTGGGCCATTTGTCTCAGCTAGTGTCCCCGTATCAACCCCAAACCGATTGCCGTTGTAGTCAGCATAAGGCGTAACTTTAAGGCTATGCAGATGGCCTGTAACCATCGTTTTACCGCTGTTAACCGTGTTGTTGTGAGTAGCATGAACGCCGCCCTTCCAACGATGCTTAACGACCACATCTTCAGTCACCCAACATGACCAGCAGGGTTTCCACGCAGGAAAATGATCTTTAAGGGAAAACCCTTTAACCTGTTCGTACTGTGGCGCGTTAGCTGCTAGACGGTTTTCAAACCTAGCGTCATGGTTGCCAAGTGTCCAAACCAACTGAACATTGTGACGGGCTTTTTTTGCGGCTTCTTCTATCTCACCCATTGCTAGGTCGCAGGCTTTTAGTTCCTGAATGACACTAGGGCTTGAATCCCAACCAATACGAGGGTGACGGCTAATGGAAGCACCGTCAAAAACATCCCCGTTAGCAATAACTGCCTTCGGTTGCAGTTCCTTAATAGCCCATAACAAACCACGATAAGCAGTAGTGTGGATACCTGGCCAAAAATGTGAATCAGAGAAAACAATGACTGTTCCATTTTCCACCCCAAGATGTAGCCGCGCAGGATTCCTGTTTGCCTGATTGACACTTACGGTAACGTATTTTTGTCTATTAGGATGAATGTCTAGGTTAATTTTTAACCGTTCTTCTATCCGTCTACGTCTGGCGTTAACTTTTCTTTCAGAAGTGCCAAGAACTTCGGCAATTTTTTTAGATGACGCATGGTTATGCCACAACTCTAAAAATTCGTTTTCGCTACATAGTGGAGCAGCCATATCAATCCTTCAGTTTAAGTCGCCAAAATAAAGTGCCAGTAGCACCCCAAGGTTTACTCGGCTCAAACAATTTAAAACCGCAAGCGATCAAACTGTTAGAGGATGCAGGGTTTAGATATGTATCGGTAATTAACCAGTTCCAGCCTAATGCTTTTGCTTGGCGAATACGCGCCCGTATAAGACGTTTCTGTATGCCGTGTCCACGATAGCCAGATAGAACGCCTGCACGACACAAATAACCAGTATCAAGCCAACGCACACTGGAAACAAGACCAGCAAAAGCACACGGCAAATTAAGTGCGTCATAGACTATCCACCAGTAACCATAGTTAGTATCAAATGGCGCATCCCCTGGCAAACACTTCTGTTGAAGCAATGCCAAAGTTTCTTGTATCGCGGAACATCTAATGTCAACACGCTTGATTTTCATAAGCGTATTACACATTGGCAGTATGTACTATTTATGAATAAGCGCGTGTGCCAGCTTTATCAATAATAAGTGCTTGCTTGCGTGGTGCTGTTGCAACAGTATTGGGAATAGAAATGTGTGTCCAACGATCAAACTCGCGGATTACTTGGTCGTAACCAATGCCACTAGCCACAATCTTACGCACCACTTCATCTGGCGTCATGCCTGGCACTTTGAAGTCGCAGGCGCAGCCAATCATGTGCTGGCTAGTGTCTTTGCTTCCCACCGCATCATTAACTTTTTTGGTACGCAGGCCAGAGCTAATCATAATTGGCTTACCGCCTAACACTTCTTTTACTTGCTCTAAAAAGTCTGCAAGCCTAGTAAGGTTAGCTAACTCTTGATCGTTGGGGCTATTGTCCCACCCGTTGCGTTCTGCGGTTTCTGAAGCTGTAAGTTCTTCAAGCGTAAAGTTGGGCGTTAAGTTCATTTGATTGTCCTCATCATTTCTTCAGTTTTAGATTTGCTACCAGCAGATGAACCACGATGGAAATTAAGCACAGTACCGCACATGGTAATCAATGAACCAATGGCCATGTATGCAATCTCTTTATTTTCAACAGGAACGCCCTTAAAGAACACAATCCAAGTCATGATGATGGTTGCACTCACAATGGCAAAATCAAGCACATAAGCAGCGTTCTTAGCCACCCAAGAGGCATTGGCAGATTCTTGAATCTTGCTGTTCATGTCTCGCGCATTAGCGGTATTTGCCATGTCTAGCTTGGCATATTCCAACTCTAACTCTTGTAATTTTGCAGCAGCGGCAGGGTCGCCAGCAATGGCTTTTGCAACGGCTTCTACGCTGTCCCCCACACCAAGTCGATTAGCAATGGCAGATACGGCAGCACCGCCAAGAGGACCAGCAACAACAGTTGCAAGAGTAGGTGCAATGCCCTTAAGTAGATTGAATAGTTCATTCATTTCTTTAGCTCCTCTTTAAGTTTTTGCAGTTCTTTTGCTAAGAGGCTGAATATGTCCACATCATTTAGTGTGAGTTATTAACGTAAAAACAGCGCCCGCCATGCTCAAGATCATTGCACCAGCGCAAGTAATCATAATTCCTTCCATGCGCTTTAATCGGGCGTTTATAACCTGATACCGTAGCGCACAAACTTCTTCATGGGTGGACAAGCGGGCCTCGGTTGCGTCAATGGTAGTCATGTTATGTCTTCTGAATAAATGCTAATGCGTAATAAGCAGGCAGGTTAGAACCTGTGCCAGTAGTGTTTGATGTTGCGCCTACAACGTAAGAGTTGCCAGCGCCCACCACAAACTTGTCACGCAAGTCTGGCGTTCCGTTTGAACCATTACAAATCACATATCCAGCAGGAATGTTTGCAATAGAACCAGACCAAATCAAGATAGAACCAGCAGGCACTTGAGAAGTAGCTGGCGCACTTGTCAAGATTCCAGCAATGTTGTCGTAAGTTTGGATAACAGCGTTTGTGGAATCAGCCAAAACAAATTTGTATGAATTGCCAACAGTCAACCAAATCCCCGAAGGTGGGCGGCCATCAGTACCCAAGACGATTGGGTTAGTGTTAGCAATCAAGCCTGTGTTACTTGTGTAAGTTGACAATGGCGTAGATGAACCAGCAACGTATGTATAGATCAAACCGCCAGCAAGCGGGATGCCTGTGGTAGTAAAGAACTGAAAGCCGTTACCAATAGGGGATAGATTGACTGCCATTTTTAGTCCTTAGTTGCCATGCCGCGCATTTCAATGCGTGGAATATCTGAAATTTTAGTGCCTGGATTGGCATACTCTTGCACTTTTTGCATTTTTTGTTTTGTTTTATATTTGTCGTAACCGTATTTTGTAATTGTTGCAATTGGCGCAGGAATTCCTGTCACTGCAGCAGACGCACCCATTTCGCCAAGAGCAGATAGCAATGTTGATGTTGTGCCAGATGTGTTTACAGTGCCTTGTGGTGTTGTTTGAATGTCTTTTGTAAACTCGTTAAGTGTGCGATAACGTTCGGCTTGTTGTTTGCCAAACAAGAAATCAAGTTTTCCGCTTTTATCAAGAGCGTTAATTTGTTTATCAAGTTCAGCCGTTGATACATAAGGCTTGCCGTTAATGTCACGACCAACACCTTTTGTAGCTTGTTCTTTGATTTTATCGGCAGCATAACCGCGCAATTCATTGGCAATTTGTTGGCCTTCTGGCCCCATCTTTTCCAAAGTAGCAAACACAGCCTTGACATCAGCGCCAGTGCCTTTAAAAACCAATTTGTCTGCCAAGTTTTCCAAAGGAACAACACGGTCAGAAGTGCCACGTTTTAAACGATTGATATCACGAATAATGCCTTGGTCTTCAAACTCTGCTTCAAAAGCACGATTCTTTGCTCTAGCTTCTTTGTAAAAGTCGCCGCCAGCATTTTCTGTGGCTTTGTCAATTTCACCTTTAATCTGTTTACCAAGACGAACACTGCCTTTTTTGGAAGGGTCGGCTTCTTCATTGATTAGCTTGCGTATATCTTCCATCGCATTAACACTAATCATGCCAGTACCTTGCGGGTCATTGGCTTTAAGTTCTTCCTCAACAATAGCGTAAAGAGGATTTTGTTCCTTCTTTGTTGGGCGACCTTGTGTTTCTTTTTGAATTAAATCGGTAATTCCCTTGTAAGGCACCAGCTGTGCAGTTTCGCCAGCATCTTGTGCTTTTTTGTAGGTATCAGAAACGTCTTGATAACGGTCACTTTTGTATTTGCCAACTTTTTCTGACAAAAATTGACCAAAATCAGGGGCATCCATGCCAACCATTTGAGCGCCAGTTTGATCAACTTCAGATTGCAAGTTGCGTTGTAATTTGTCGTTAAGGTAAGCATATTTTTCTTGCAATGGGCCACCAAATTCTGGGCTTTTTGCAGTTTCACGCTCAAACATAACGTCTGCTGGATTACGGGTAATCATGCTTTTAGTCATGTCATCACCCATTGGAACAAGCAACTGATTGCCGCGCTCTTGGCGCAAACGTGCAGCGTCAACTTCAGCAGCGCCCATGCCTTTCATGGTTTCTACTGGCGCTTTTTCCATGCGAACGCTTGGCAGCTTGTCTTTAACCTTTTGG